ATATAATGTACAAAACCCTGTGCCATCTATGATGCAAACAGCCTTAATAGGTTCACAAATAGCAAACTTAGATTCTGTTACAGAAAAAAATAATGCAGATACAGCTATAAAATTAGGTATGAAAGATTCAATGGTTAGAGGTGCCGGAGCAAAAGCAGATATAGCTGCACAACAAGCCTTGCAAGAAGGAGTAAAAACAAAAGAAATTACTGCGCAACAAGCTGCTCAAACTAAAAAATTACAAGCAGACGCTTCTACAGCAATAGCAAACAGAAAATATCAAGAAGCATTAACAGACTTTAGAATTGGATTAATAAAATTAGGTATAGACCCAACAGGAAACATACAAACTACATTATTAAAATGGATTACTACATCTATATCCAGAGCAAAAGAAGATGTATCATTACAAAATCCAGGAGAATCTTGGGTAGACAAAAAGTATAAACAAATTGGAAAAGATTGGTTAAACCAATCAAATAAAGTAAATAGATAATATTATGAGTATATTCAGCAAAGTGGCTATGCCACGACCACAAACAAACACATTTGACCTATCACACGATAGAAAATTCTCAGGAAAAATCGGAGAATTAATGCCAATCTCCGTAATGGAAGTAGTACCAGGAGATAAATTCAACATCAAGGCAACTAATATGACAAGATTCGCACCGCTTATCACACCAATCATGCACAAAGCAAGTGTCTATTGTCACTTCTTCTTCGTACCAAATAGAATATTATGGCCAAACTGGGAAAACTTTATATCAGGTGGAGAAGATGGTCTTGCAGACCCAACATTCCCTACCGTAAACTTAAGCGTACCAACTCAATATGGAGTTCAAACACTAGCAGATTACTTAGGATTACCAACAGGTATACCTTTAAACACCGTATCTGCTTTACCTTTCGCAGCTTATCAAAAAATTTATCAAGATTATTACAGAGATGAAAATTTAATTTCAAAAACAGATGTTACGTTATCAGACGGAACTCAATCAAATACAGATACTATTGAACTTGCTTCAATGAAAAAAAGAGCATGGCAACATGACTATTTCACCTCTGCCCTTCCTTGGACACAAAGAGGACCAGAAGCTACAATACCTTTAGGTACAGAAGCACCAATTTTCTGGAGCAACAATCCAATTTCAAATACGAAAGTTAGAGAAAGTGGAACAGGAAACTTTATATCAAACGTATCATTACCATTAGATACAGGTTCTAACGGTAACTTACAAGCATCTATACCACAACCAACAGGAATTGACTTTGACAACTCAGATCATTTAAGAGCTGACTTATCAACTGCAACTGCATCATCAATAAATGATTTAAGAAGAGCATTTAGATTACAAGAATGGCTTGAAAGAAACGCAAGAGGCGGTGCTAGATATATAGAAATTATAACAGCTCATTTTGGAGTTAGATCATCAGACGCTAGATTACAAAGGCCAGAATTCCTTGGAGGGTCATCAACACCCATTACCATAAGTGAAGTTTTGCAAACGTCAAATACGGCAGGCGCAACCGGAGCCGACGCTACCCCTCAAGGTAACATGGCCGGACACGGAGTATCAGTAGGTTCATCAAATTATGTATCATACAGAGCAGAAGAACACGGTTATATTATAGGTATTATGTCTGTGATGCCCAAAACAGCTTATCAACAAGGAGTACCAAAACATTGGAAAAAACTGGACAAATTCGATTACTATTGGCCAAGCTTTGCAAACATTGGAGAACAGCCAATTTATAACGAAGAGCTTTATTACCAAAATTCAGCAGTCGACCAGGAAGTATTCGGTTACACACCAAGATACGCAGAGTACAAATATATTCCATCTACTGTTCACGGAACATTCAGAACATCTTTAGATTTCTGGCATATGGGTAGAATATTTAGTACCAAACCAACTTTAAATGCTGACTTTATAGAATGCGATAGCGCAGAAGTAGATAGAGTATTTAACGTACCATCAGGAGACGAACATTTATATGTGTATTTACACAACGAAGTAAAAGCAACAAGATTAATGCCATACTTCGGAACACCAACAATTTAGAAATCATGGGATACAGAAGATCAAAACGAATTAAAAGAAAAGGCATGGCTTTCAAAAAAAGAGCCAGAATGCAAAAAAAGAAATCTAGAAAATATAACTCATATAGAGTAGCTAGAGGCGGTATTAGATTATAAGTAGGTCTGGGGACCTGCTTGGTCCCCCCTACACTAAAAACCATCATTATGCAGTGTTTCACACCATTTAGAGTACGTAATAAATCGAAAGATTATAAAAATCAGAACTTAATGGTCAATGTACCATGCGGTAAATGTCTTGCATGTAAAAAACGCCGAGCTTCACACTGGAGCTTTAGGCTAAACGAAGAAGCAAAGACTTCTTCATCAGCATGCTTTATAACATTAACATACGAAAAGGCCCCAATTTCAGAAAATGGCTTTCAAACCCTTGTAAAAAAAGATTATCAACTTTTTCTTAAAAGACTAAGAAAAAAATGCCCTACTAACAAACTTAAATATTACGCTTGTGGAGAATATGGAACCAATACACACCGCCCTCATTATCATGCTATTTTATTCAATCTGCCTAAATCTCTTATTGAGCGTCCTCAAATCATTGCTGACACTTGGACTAAAGGTCATATTCACATTGCTAACAATAATCAACTTACTATTAATTACGTGGTTGGTTATATAACCAAATCAAACTTTCAAAGGTTTAATGCCCACGATGATAGATTACCAGAATTCTCATTAATGTCAAAAGGCATGGGTCTTGGATATCTATCCAACGCCATGAAAAAATATTATAAAGAAAGAGAAATCTTTTGCATAGTTAGAGAATCAGGACAAATTATTTCAATGCCTAGATATTATAAAGAAAAAATCTTTAATAAATTAGAGCTTAAAAAAATGTATAAAAAATATATCGAAGAACAAGAAACAAACTTCGAAGAAATGTTCAACTCAGGAAAAGAAGAGCATGAACATTATAAAAATATTATCAGACGAGATAATAAACAGCAAATGCTAAAACGATTAAAAATCTAACACTTATGAAACTTAAAAATGCTTATCAAAAATCAAAGTACAAAGGAAAGAAAATGGATCAGACTGTTAACACAATACCTGATCAAAACTTGTCTATTAGACAATTACTAGATAGACACTCTAGAGGTTTACCTCTAGGAGCATCACAAAATCAGGGAGAATATTTCGATACCGAAATTCCTCGATTCGACGATCTAGTCGATATGATGGAACATAAAAAACAATTAGTTAAAGAACATAAAGCTTTAACTAAAAAAATTGAAGCTGAGCAAAAAGCTCAAGCTGAAAAACAAAAAGCTACTGCCGAAGCCGTAGAAGTAGCTAAAACAAACCCTATAAAAAGTGCTGAATCTTGATTCGGCATTTTTATTGGGTAAAACTGCGATGATAATCGCTAGCACTAATATCATACTTGATATATTAGTGCTAATTGACACCAATATCAACCAAACGACTAAAAAAGCGAGAACGAAGTGAGAGCAAAATAGGGGAGTGAAGGAAAAAACGTGTCAAAAAAAACAACCAAAATCATAACGATTTGGTAAATAAAAAAAAATCACTATATTGCATAAACAAACAGAGGATCTACCTCTGGTTTAACATACTATAAATTATAGTTCAACTTAAAATTAACACTTATGGAAACAAAAAATTTCAAAACTGAAGAAGAAAAAAAACATGATGAATCAATACGAAAAATCGTATTACAACACTGTGTGGCTTGCCACCAACAACTCGATCTCTTACAACTTAGGCTTATCAACTTTGATGATCTGGTTAAAGGAGTTCAAGATACAATTCAGTTAACAAACAAACAACTTTCGGAATTAAATTTCGAAAAAGCAGGAGTAACAATTCCTTCAAAACTTAAAAAAGTATAATGGCAGGATTATTAGGTTTAATAGGATCAGTTGGAGCATCTCTTATCTCAAATAGAGGTGCCAAACGTAGACAGCAACTTGCTGACCAACAAAATGTAAAATTTTGGAATATGCAAAACGCATATAATACACCTAAGGAACAAATGTCCCGTCTTCAAAACGCGGGACTAAATCCAAATTTAATCTACGGATCAAATGCAAATACAGGAGTAGCCGGTTCGGTATCTCCATCAAAAGCTTCACCATATAATGTACAAAAT